TTGCTGGAACCCGTCGAACCCGCAGCAGGGGCCGTATAGAACCCCAATGCCCCACCCGCACCAGTGCCAGTGCCTTTTCCTGCCTTGAACAACAAGTCTTTGCCAGCCGTATCGGTTCCAGTCTCTTCTTTCGTGGTGATAGCCCTGGTTCCCGACAGACCCATCACCACAGAGCCATAGCGATTCAAGCTGAAGTAATCCGCCCCGCCGTCCGCCTCGACCACGAGGAAATCAACCGACTGGCCACTGGCTCCCGTGATAGTGCATGGGATGGCTGATGCACTACCAGTGGTGATGGCGAGGCTATTGCCATTGAACGTCAGGTTGGCTTCACCGATCAGGGCATTGCTGCCGGTCACAGTGGCTACGTTGTTGTTCGTGGTTCCGCTGAGACTGACACCAGCCAATGCCGTACCGCTCGTTATCTGGATGTCGTTTCCAGCATCGGTTGTGAAATACAACTGGTTCGGCGTGGCTGTCTTGACCCACATCTGGCCGTAGGCTGCTGTATCCGCATCGGCTGACCCTTGTTCTTTCAGGGTTACTGCACCTTCCACGGTCAGCTTTGTGGACGGATCGTTCATCCCGATGCCCATGTTGCCAGCACTGTCTAGCCGCAGCCGCTCGACCAACCCGCTACCGCTTGCCAGCTTCATAACCATGCGGCAGGGAGCACCAAAAGCAGCATCGGTTACCGAACCGTCAACCTCGAAACGGAAGTCGCTGACTGTCTGGTAACCGTTGTTCGCTCCGACGTAGCCTTCGACCAGGAAGTCGCCCAGGTTGTCGTCATCCGCAATCACTATCTTGGCATCGAGATCGCCCCTGGACTTTCGCAGGACCACAGAAGCGGGATTGGCATTCGTCTGGATTCTCTCGACCATCAATGCACCGCCACTCTGCTCGGAGAGAATGTGCATCGCCTTTGCGGGATCGTTGGTGCCAATACCCAATTCCCGCAGCACAGAGTGCTTGCCAGCCAGATTGTTCTGGCTTCGGCGCATACGGGCAATTCCACCGCCAGCAATGCTGGCGAACCGGCCTTGTTCGTATCCTCGGTTGATAACGCCCATCAGGTGCTCGCTATGAATACTTCAAGGTCACTCGATGCAGTGTCGGCACGAGCCGAGACGAGTGTGATGTCTTGCAGTCCAGCGGTGATGTCGCTGATGGCTGCGTTGTCAGCGTTCATACCGCCGCTAGTTGCTGAGTCCTGATTGTAGGACAGCCACGACTCACCCGGCGCGAGAATGATGACGAACTCATCGTTGCCTTCGTTCTTGACGACGATCCAGATGAAGTTGGTGTCGTCCTTGTTGGTGAGTCGGACGTATTGAACACGAGCCGACTTGAACTGTGATCCACCGGCTACGGTATCGGTTGTCGTGTAGATGCCGATTTCGCTCGTAGGCACCGTTACGATCCTCTTCAGGATCTCGTTGATATTGGCAACCGTCAGGGTGTTATTTGCACCCTGATCGCTGCCATTGAGAGAAACCGCCTCGGTGATTGTCACCGTCAGCGTGGCTGCCGTAATCGTACTGGTCATCTAGAACGTCCTCGCAAAACGGACTGCGGTGTCCTGGTACTCGCACTCGACGTGCTCCATTGCCCACGTCTGGGCGACAGCCGTGTTGCCATACTTCAAGTAGACCGCGTGAGCCGTCGTCTTCCTTCGCTCCGCTGGATTGTTGCCGGCTGTCAGGTTCGACGTGAAAAAGGCTGACGAACTGTTGTAGGCATCCTCGGGGTTGTCGCCACGATACACCGACATCGTTACGTCCGAGGAACCCTTGGCGACCACGCTACGGATCTCGTTGAGTCGTACAGCAGTCGGACCCTGCGCAGCAATAGGGCCGAGGTAGACGTGACTGCTGATCGCGGTCCCGTCGTCATCGGTCGTATCCAGATCCCACTTGCGCAGGTATCCATCCTTGCCGCCCAGCAGAATTGCTCGATCGCCGGGGTCGTCACCATCGAAGATATGCACCGCCGTCGGATCGTGATTCGTATTGGCGAACTTGTCGATCCACCACGATTCGTTTCGCACGTCGTAGAAGTAGTGTTCGATGCTGCTGTCACCGACCGTCAACGGCGTGACGAAGACATGCACTCCACGTTCACGCTCGTTCCACGCCAGGCGGATCAGGTTCGTGTCGAGGTTGATGGCCGACAAGCGTTCCTCGATGCGTCCGGTTGTGATCTTGGTGATACCCTCTCCGATCGAACCACGATACACACCACCCCGCGTACCGAAGATGTAAAAATTGCGAGATGAGTCCTGGCACCACGGTCGGCCCCAGGGTGTACCCACTCCCTCGGCAAGATTGTCGTAACGACCACCCATCATCGGGTTTCCGCTCAATTGCCAAATGGAATGGTCGCAACCAAATACGATGACATCATCGCTAAGAGGCATGATGCAACGAATTACGTCGGGACATTTTCCTGCGGGTGTGTACACACCCGCTGCGGCCTGATCTTCAGCCAACACAGGCGGTGAGTAATCCCAATTGAAGGCATCGCCAATTTTGGACATATACCATTCTTGGGGGTCACCCGAAACTCCCGCCAACACAACCCGACTGCACCACGCTTCTATCAGCGTGGCATAACGACCCTCGGAATCCACCGGCAACGCACCGGCTGTCGGGGTCCAGGTGGTCATCGTCGCCGTCTGGCCCTTGAAATACTTGACGTTCTTGCCATCAGCGAAAAAGAGATTCTGGCCGACGGGAACGGACATTATCACCGGTGCATTGCGATCAAGGGCCGGGGCCGAGAAGTCGCCACCGTTGGTGACCGTGTACCAGTTCTCGTCATCGAACTCTTTGACGACGCCAGAGCAGACGGCAATCTGCTTGGTCATCCGCTGGGCAATCGCGTGCTCCATGTCCAAGGCGTAGGCTGTCGAACAGGTTGCACCCTCCTGCTTGTTGCCACCGTAACTCGAAACCCAATCCAACGCGGGCGTAGTCGCCGCTGTCATCCGAGCAATGTTGTCGCTGGCGTCGTTGCGAAAGATGCGAAACCCGCCGGTTTCGTCAGCATCGATTGCGTTCCAGACCGTTGTGCCGTTTGGGTCTTGCGAGTTGATCCTGGCCAAGTCGGAGATCTGGATCGTCGCGAATGAATGGCCACTGCCGTATACATTCCCCCCAACGGCTCCGAGGCGACCGTTGACCGGATCGTAGGATATGGCCCTCGTCGTACCGGCATTCGTCTGGGGGTTCGACACAACGCCTGCCGATGTCACCTTCGCCACCTGGTGAGAATAGGTTGAAGACGCACCCGCGATATCTGGGATAGTCCGCGTCAGGGTGTAGAACGTCCCCATCCCGTCGGAGGTAATATCCGTCTCCTGGTTTGTCTGCTTGACCGCCTGACCGGAGGCATAGGGGGCGTAGGCCATCAACTCCGCACACAGGATCTGCTTACCCAAAAGGATATCGATCAACTGCAGCGACAACCGCTGGTCATGCGTCAGCGTGAAGTTACCACTACCTGTGTTACAGGTGATCGAGATCTTCGTGTTCTGGAAGGCGTTACCCGTCTGCGTCACGGCAATCGTGATGTTGCCGGCGATGCTTCCGCCTTTCTCCAAGATCGCCACGTCCTGCAGTCCAAGTGTCCCCGTGAACTCGGCGATCACCGCAGCTGTATTCAGGGGACCGCCGGTACAGGTAACCCGCACATCATCCCCGTCGTCGGCCAAGTGCGAGAGTCCTCGCAGCGCCGTCTGCACGGTGGAAGCTGTAGCCGTTGCATCGATGGTGGCGGTCGTGGTCCCTGTGGTGCTCACCGCCCGCGCAGCTGCACTATTGTTGACCACCAGCATCCCGAGCATCCCGCTATCGGAGACCATCAGGTTCTGCAGATCGGTGGTAATCCCGCTCGTTGGATAGAAGTCCTTGAACTTCGCCGTGCTCTGATCCTGCGACACTCTCCAGTAATCCGCTTGTGTTCCATCGCCGCTGGTTGTCTCGAAGATCGCTCCGGTCGACGTGTTGATCCTATAAATCGCTTCACCGTTCACGCCGTTGATATTGGACAACCAGAGATACAGGACGTTGCCCCACACCGTCATCCCACGCACCTGCCTGGTGGCGGAAGTCAGCTGCATCGCCGGCATGGCGTCACTCGTCCATTCCCAGAGCGCCGTCCCGTTCTTGGTGTACTTGCGAAGGATCAGAACGTGTGATCCATTTACAGTGGCCAGGTAACCGTAGCCGTCCCGGCCCCAGGCCGAGAGATTGTAAGTTTCGCTAGCAGCACCCAGGTTGCTACCGGTCTGGGTGCCCTCGTTGCCGACGAGTATCCCCGATCCGCTGCTGGTCGCAGCCATGATCGAGTCACCGCGACCCTGGACCGACTGGAACTGCGGGTAGATCAGGTGGTCGATGTCCTGTATCCGCCCGTCGGTCGTATGCGCCGTCGAGTTGTACTTGGACAACCCGGCACGCTGGCCGCCGCGATCTCGACCGGATGCCTTCGAGTTCAGGCCGCTGGCGACATCCGGCGAACTGGCTGGAAACGGGCGCACGTTCTGCGCATCGACGGTCGTCAGGGGTGGCTGATCCTCGTAAGGTAGCCCCTCGACGATGCCCTTGACCGGAAAATCCAGTTCCCGAAACTGCCGACGTGGCATCCATGCTCCCTTAACTATATTCAATTTCCAAGGTCGGATGATACGACGACGTTCCGTTCTGATCAGTAGCGACTGAAACGTAGTCGGAACCGGTAGCATTACCCCCACAGCCACCCATTCCGTTATCCGCAACCTCGCCACCGAGATAGAACACGATAGCGTTGCCAGACGACCAGCCAGCACGAGTGGTCACCGCCTCAACATGAGCCTTGACGTTGAGTGCTAACGCTCCCGACGATCCTCCACTTCCACCAAAGATGTCCGTACTCCATCTGGCGCGGGTGCAGATGTCCAACTGGGTCTCACCAGACGATTGGTCGACTGCAGCCGCTGCGTCGTCATCTACAACATAAGCCGAATAAGCCTTTGCCGAAGAATCCGTCGTGGTCACGCGAATCGTCAGCGTTGCCGAACTAATCGTGGCATCCTTCGGCACTGTCAAATTCGTCCATCGCATGCCATACGCATACCACTCAGTGCTACCCATTCCATCATTGTCACCACCGACCTTCACCGTGGTACCTGGCGACGTGGTGAAAGCCGTACCCTCACCAAGCCACCAGTCACTAGCCAATGCCGTGGGACCGAAAGTGCTTGCCGACGAAGACGCTGCGGCCACCGGGCGAAGTAGTCTGGCTCGTGCCGTCATCGCTACCCCTTCACGCTTACATCGATCGTCTCTGCTGTGATCGAGTTCGTGATGATCTTGAACGCACCGCACCCAAACAACTCGTCAGGAAACGGGTACGCCCGATCTACCGCCACGGTAATCGCGACCTCGGCGTTATCCTTGTCGTACAGTCGCTCAAACGTGCCGCCCGACTCTGGGGCCACATCGAACTTCAGGCTGGTGACACTGCTGCCATTGGGAATGAAAACCATCCCACCCGCCATGTCCGCATACGACACCTCAGTGCAGTTGCCTGCGGTCTCGTCCACTGTGACGCTAGCTTTCACGCCATACCGGAGAATCTGCATTGAAGTTTCCTTACGCGACGGTCGTTGTAGAAGAACCCACAGATCGCTTGGTTATGTGAACGGCGTCGTGACAGCAGCGGTCCCGACAAGAGTTCCAGAGATCACGATCATGTTGGCAGCAGCGATTTCCAGCTTAAGGTAGCCACCAGCCAAACGCCCCAAGTTGTCGGAGGTAATGACTAATCTGTCATCGCTGCTCATGTTCGGAAGGAACGTCTTCGCAGTTGAGGCTGCTGACACTTCAATTGCAACGTGGCCGTACCACAGGTCGGCGGTACGAGAGGAGTCGATGGTCACCGTGCCGGTGGCAGCCTGCTTGAAGACAAAATCGCAGTACCAGCCGATGTTGTCGGAGTTGGCTTCCGGCAATTCGATGTTCATCGCACCAGCAAAGTCCATGACCACCAGTGCGCCGGAATCCGACAACACCAATGTCTTGGCGTCTGCGCTGGTCACGTTGATGATCTCGCGAACCGGACTGCTCCTGGCCCACGCACTCGACGCAGCAGTTCCTACGTTGATGTGGTGACGCTTGTTCGACGTGTCGAGGTGCAACGCCCCGGTCTGAAATCCGACTTCGGAATCAGACGGTGCGCTCGCAAGTGCTCTGACGAGGGCATTCCCATCACCATCGCTAACAACAACTCCCGTCGCATCCTGTACCTTGTGCCTTCCAGTCATTCCGGTTCTCCTTAAGATCCCTGGCCCTTGTAGGTCACCCCACTGCCGTAAAGCAGCAAGCGGTGATGTGAAAACAGTTCCCGGCCCTCGGAGTCGTCGGCATTGTAGCCGAGTATCTCGGGCTTGTTGTCCTGCTGGTCCCTCATGACCGACGACATGAGTAGCTCCATGAACTTCTCCCACATCACGCCACGCTCGCCGTCCATCCGTCGCTCGGCTTCTGCCAGACAGGAGTAGAGGATCGTTTCAGCGTGCATCGGCATCCCGGCAACGTAGTCGTTGGCTCCGAGCGGCTTGTTCACCGACACCCTGTAGCGATAACTCACCGTCGCCGTCGAAGTCACCGTCGGCCAAAACAGCACTTCGGAGCGTGTGCCGATATTCGCATCAGTCTTGTTCTTGGCTCTGATGGCTGCAAACTGCGGATCGCCGCTGGCGAAGTTCTGGTTGAAGTCCCGCTGTCGCAACTCCCGTATCCGGTTCTCGCCGACCACCTTGCAGGCGTACCAGGCGTTGTCCTTCTGGGCGAAACTGAACGAGCCGATGATCGAACCAAAATCATCCGGCAGATCGTAATCGTCCTTGTGCAGGTTGTGACTGGTGCTCGCAGCCACGTCGGCACCAGGGTTGTTGTTGCCGGCCAGGACGAGAATCGTGTCGCTCACCCGCGTGGTGATCGCGTAATCAACACCGGCAATCTCGATCATCCCATCGACGGCCCACGACGGCCATGTGCCACCACTGAGGGTGACCTGGCGTTCATTCGTACCGCCCGTGTGGTCGTAGGCGATCGTTCCCGTCGAGTAGTCGTCTTCCACGACAATCGAATCCTGCTTGTAGAGGAACGACCAATCGTGAACCCTTCCGCCAACCGGCGGTGGCTGGTAAACCGTGCGCAGACCCGACTCGCACATCGAATCGATCAGCGCCTTCTTGTCCGCGTCAGTCTCGTCGGTGTACCCGGTCGCTCCCCCGCCCAGGCTTTGCTGGTACACGAGGTTGCGAATTTCGCCCCATGACATCGCTAGGGTGGGTTCAGCCACTGGGGACTACCTCGACCTTTTTCTTTCTGGGAACCACCGGCTGCGTGACAGGCTTGTTCGAGAGTTCGGCAATCAGGGCGAGGATCCAGGGATCGGGGTGACTGGCACCACCAATCACGTCGACCCTCTCCTTGATCCGGTCGTACATCTTCTCAGTGGCTGCGGGAACATCCCCACAGACCAAGTGCCGCATGCGGCTGCGTGTGTGCATATCCATGATGAAAAAAAAGAGGGGTGGGGCGAGGCTGTGTTATCCCCACCCCTCTTTCCGCAGAGAGTTCGGGTTAGTTAGCTTCCGCGAATGCCATCCAACTCATGGTGACAGTCGACGCGGCGTTTGAGTAAAGCGCAAAAAACGGAATCAGGTCCGCTTCTGCTGGCAGATACGCATCGTCCAGAGAGACGGCAAGCCCGATCTGAGCATTGTCGATGAAGAACCGGATGTTGCGTCCGTCGGAGTTCATGCCCAGCTTGATGAACGTGGCATCAAGCATCGTTGCAGCAGTTGTCGTGTGCAAACCGGTTGCCGCAGTTGTCGGAATCGCCGAACCATCGGTCTTGTAGAAAATGTCAACGTCGGTATCTTCCGGCTTGCGGAATCCGAGGAACGACACATTCGTCGTGACCACTTCAGCGGCAGTAAAGATCGCACTCGCTGTGAATGCACTTGCACCCGCAGACGCCCGCGAAGTCAGACCGGCAGCGAAGCCATGTTTGTCGGCATCGGTCAACGCGAAACAAACCTCGTATCCCCAACGACGCTTCTGCGTGAAGTCGGCATTGCAGTTGGGGAATCCGAGTGTAAACGCCTTGTTGGTTGCCGGAGTGATGAGCCACCCGCGATCAGCAGCGGCCAACGCAGTGGTGTTGGAAGCCTCGGCAGCGATGAGATCGCCACCGGTTTCGGCCATGACACCAGCTCCAGCACAGCCTGGCATCGAGATCGGATTGGCCACTCGCCCATTGCCACCGATCAGGGACGTACAGGCCCGCAGCGGAATGTTGCCCCAGACGTTGGGACTGAGTTGACGTGCGACGCTTGTGGCGTTTTTGTACGGCATGTTGGATGTCATCTGAATCATCTCCCGGTACTGCCAAACGCGGAGTTAATCCTCCCGCCCCGCATGGCAGTGATAGCGGGACGGGAGGTAACGGTTCTCAATCAGTCAGTGACTTACTGACTCAGGACGAAATTCCTTCGGCGATCTGTGCAGAAGAAGTTGTAAGTGCAGTCTGTGTACTGCGTTATCGTCCTGTGATGCAGCGGATGCGGCGACACCTTCGTTTCCTTAAGGTATTCTCCTGAGAGGAAACACGGCCGAAAAACGCTCCAGTTAATCCCGTAGACCGGGCTGGTCGTATCTACCGTACCGCTGTTGTTGTCGAAGTACGGCACCCACTCGACAGGGATGCGACGGAACATTACCGACCCATCCTTTGACGCAACGTCGTTGCCGAGGTTGTCGTTCTGCGACTCCAACACTTCTTCCAGGGTGCCCAACACCGTGTAGTCGGTGTAGAAGCCCCACTGGTTTCCCATGTTGTTAAACGGCCCATCCACGGGCGGACGGAACTCGGTTTTCGTAGCAGCTTCCCGCCATTTACGGATTAAATCTGCCTTGCTCACCGAGGCATACTGTCCCGTCCAATTTGCCCATCTGGCGTATGTAGACTGGCTCAGGCCACCCACGTCGCTGAACCCACTTGGGTGTCCACCGTTGAACCCCGTCGTGTTGTTCTTAACGATCCAGTACGGAACGCCGTAGGGCGACAGTTCATCCGAAGAACTGCTGGGAGCACCCCAGAAGTTACCTTCCATCAACTCCGCGAGGTCGGTCATCGCGTCGACCCGCGAGGTCTGCAGAAGCGAAACCAGCCTGGCCGGAGCACGGTTCATCGAAATGATCCGCTCTTCGAGAGCCCAGTGGGTCTCACTGTGACGCCAGGGCACGTTGCCCGTCTTCTGCGTGTCAGCGGTTGTCGGGTTGTCAGTCTCGTTGAGCTTGACGTTCCGAGCCGCGTTGTTGGAGAAAACGCGGATGTTGAACTGGTGGCCGTAACCACTGCCAAACTCCACCGCCTTCTTCTTCAGGATTTTCGGCATAGCGATATGCCGCTGGTTATCCACAACGATATCCGCCCACGTCGTCTTTTCGAGATGACGCAGCGTAGTCGTTACGAGATCTGTGTAATCGTCAGCTTGGTAAGCCATTAAAGACCTCCCCTATTTAGCCAGGGAAAGCGCTGCTGTAGTCATCGGAAGCCCCGTTCTCACTCTGCCAATTGGCTGCGGCACGAACTGCGGCTTCATAGCCACGATCCGAAACATCCCGCTGGCGGGTGGGTACGGCGGAACCTTGTCCTGCGATCTTCCGTGACTGGCGGGACGCTTCCTCCAGTGCGTTTTGAGTAAACTTTTCACTGAACAAAGAATTTGCAGCCCGCTGGGCAAGCTGCGACAGAGAGGGCGGTTGCTCACCTCCCTGAAGGTGAACCTTTCCAAGGCGAGCAGCTTCATTCGCTACCTGGATTCGGTTTCCGCCGAGATCTTCGGGAACATCGTTCAACCGGCCTCGGCCAAAGACTTGCTCGTCCATCGTGTTGAAGATCACATCGAGTTCTCTCGAAGCCACCTCCTGCTGGACGCTTTGGTTCTGTTGTATTAATGCGTGGTTCTGCTGAACCAGTCCGTTCATGTGCTGTTCCAGTTGCTGGAACCGCTTGTTCGTGTTTTCGTTCTGCTTCAGAACCCCGTCGTCGTAATCGTCGGGCTCCTCAAACGTGAAATCCTGTACCAGTTCCGGCTGCTGCTGCTGCTGCTGCGCCTGACCTGCCACGCCAGCCTGCTGCTGCTGTTGAGCCTGCGCTTGGCGTGCAGACACTGCCCGATTTGCCAACCCGCCGATCACCCGGTCAAACGCATCCGGTGTACCGAATGACTTCACGTCCTCGACGCTCATCCCCAGTGCCGACGCCAGGGCAAATTGGTTGTTGGTGAACTCAGCAGCCTGTTCAATCGGAGCCTCTGGCTCGACTTCAACCTGTTCGGGTTCATCTACTGGCTCAAGACGATTGATCGCCGGCTCTTCCTCGATGATGTCGTGTGAAGCTACCGGCTCAGGCTCTGGAGCGACCTCCTCAACCGAAGTCTCTTCGACCTCGGCCGTTTCGACCGGAGCATTTTCCACCGGGGTTTCAACTGCCTGGGGTGTCTCTTCTGGCATTAGTCACTCGCCCTTGTCTGGGGAGCCTCCTGCTCTCGACATAAAAAAAAGGGGGCCGACGTGGTCTCCCACGCGGCCCCCTTTACGGGCAGCGACGGTAAAGGCGTCTAACGGATCGCGACTTCCGTTTCAGCCTGTGTACGGTGCCGGTGAAAAACCACCGGCCCCCATTGGATTATCGTTTCCTCTTTTGCTTCGACTTGGCTTTTTTGTAGGCCGCCTGCCCCTTAGCTGTGTATGAGAAGTGCTTCACCTTACCACGTTTCATCTTCAGCTTTGGCATAACTTCCCTACCCGAGATATTCCACAGAAAGCGTTACGGTGTCAATGACAGCACTCTTGTACTACGAGAAATATGCGTCCCTGTTCTGCATCCCAATCGTCCGCAGATACGCACGTTGTTGTCGATGACTCGTGAAACGTGGTCGTCCCTGGAGGTCGAAGTCGATCGCAAACCCATGCTTGCGGGCATGCGACTCAGCTTCCTCACGGTCCTTCGGATGCACAGCTGCACCTTCGCTGACGATGATCTGAGACGGTGAATACGGCATGCGAGCCTGCCCAGCACCTTTTGGGTTCTTGTTGAACTCCTTACGGCTGACGGACTCGCCATTGATCTTGTATGTGATTCCCATTGTCTTTCGCTGTTACGGGTAC